ATTTGCGCGAAGTCTACGTCAAGGGAAGCGACCAAACCAACGAGAACCAACTGCGCAGCCTTGCTCGGTCTCGGTTTCGTCGCCAACGCTTCAAGATTCAGGCATACGACATTGAAGTATTGCAGTCCGGAGCGTGGCGCTACGGTCGCGACTATTTCCTCGGCGATCTCGTCGAAGTCGATGCGCAGACCGTTTCGCCATTGACACGCAAGGTGCAAGCGGTGTCGTTGTCGATGAATTCGCAAGGAGTCGAGGAGGTGCGCATTGACTTGGCTGCAAACTGACGAAGCGCAACTGATGCGCGACCGCATGAGCACCGCAGAGCGTCGTGATGATGCGGTGTTCCTCTCATTGACCCGCACCGCAACGCTCAGCATCACCACGGCCGGAGTTACCGTAACGTGGCAAGCCGAAATAGACAGCGGCGGCAACATGACGTGGTCGGGGTCGTCCATCACCGTGCCCATCGCTGGATACTACAAGATAACCGTCATCGGCTCATTGAGTACACGCGACACGATACACGGAGATTTGTTGGTCAATTCTGTCGACGTCTGCTCAATGGGCACGGGAGCGCAGAGAGATGTGAAGTTTCGGCACACCGCTACACGATTTTTCAAAGCCAGCGACGTGGTGCAGTATCGAGCGCATACCTCAACAGCCACGCACACGCTCCAAGTGGTAACCGAAGACAGCTCAGGCGAGTCGCCTATATTGCACATGGTGCTACTATGATTTTTCGAATCTACGATCCACGAAACATTACCTATGCGTACTTCGATGAGTACGGGGAAGAGTACGCAGTACTTCCCGACGGTGCCGACGTCGAAGAACGTCCGTACACCGAAGCGCAGGCCATGCAGGCACTTCGCACAGAACGGAATCTAAAGCTTGTTAATTCTGATTACACGCAATTGCCCGATGTGAATCTTTCCGAGGCTCAGGTGGAAGCGTGGCGCGTCTATCGTCAAGAACTGCGAGACATCACCGCAAACATCGTGTGGAATGTGACGCAGTGGCCATCGAGACCGTAGTATAATGACCTCGTTACCGCGGTGTCCTATTCTTGGCAGAACTGCATCGCGGTGATACAATAAGACGTCGTACGCGGTGCCTTTCCCGTGAACGGTCATCTGCATCAACGCCGCTCCATCACGGGGCGGCGTTGATGTATGCAAAGAGCCCCGCATCGGTTAAGATGCGGGGCCTCTTTGTATCTGCTGTTTGCGCAATGGTTGCCGTTAGGTGCACGCTCGTCAACCATTGCGCCAGTCGTCACTGAGCAGAGCCTACAGTCGGGCTTGATTACGATATCTAATGACCGGCTGTTGTTGCACCTTCATTGTAGCATTGCAGAAAATCGTCGAAAAATCATCAAAGATAGTAGTTGACAAGATGAATGCGTATACGGTAATATAGCGATGTGGGCATTTGTTACACAGAAAGGCATGGCGATGGACAACTATTATCTGATTTGGCTGTTTGCAATGAAGGCAGCCACGTACCGCGTCAAGATTGCGACCAGTCAGCGCAACGCAGACGCAACGTACACACACGAGCAAGCTATGGAGTTGGAGCAATCCATACTTCGCGTCGTACAAAAGTCTTGGGTCGGGTCAATCACGTTGACTGCACCGTGTGGCTGTTCGTACATCTTCGAGAAGACCGAGCACCACGCTAACCACATCTGCGGTACGCATTGGGTACACATGGTCTTCAACGGTGACATCGATGAGTAAGCCAACGATTGACGCTGACCTGATGCAAATCAGCGCAGAGGTTCGCGAGTTGCGCCAACGGTTGCTTGTGTACCTGACGATGCGAGAAAAAGAACGGTACACCGCACTGATGGCGAGGATGGCGCAGTTGTCCCGGGTTATCGAGCAACGCAAGAAAGAACACGAGGAGGGCAAGCGATGAGCAACACCAAACGCCGCATTGAACGACAAGAACTCACTGACCGGATCGCGATTATCAACGACCGCATACGCACGCATCTGTCGCAAGCGCAACGTGCGGACACGCACTTTGATGCGTACACACACTACGAAGATATTGCCACAATGGCGAAAACCGCACAGTCTATTGTGAAGCAAATCGAGCACATTGACACCATGCCAGTGCAGGAGCAAATGCTGTGAAACAGACACACATCAACAACATCAAAGAGTACGCAGTGCAGGCAGAGCGGGCGCTGGTCGACATCAAAGGGATGATTCTTTTGTACCGCAACCATCCCGACGAACTGAGACACTACGCTCTGCAACAATTGGTCGGCGAGCTCTACACCAAGACCTGCGCCATGCTCTACGAGTCCAGCATGATCAGCGACGAAGAAATCAAAGAGGGCAAGCGATGACCACGGTGCTTGTCGGTGTGGTCTTGATGGCTGCGGTGTTCATGCTGAGCACCGCTATCGTTGAAAGGTGGAAGTGATGCCTGTTTATTTAATGTTTGGTCTTGTTCTTGCAGTAATTACCGGATGGATAATTTTGGGACACGTCTTGTTGTACGGGACAAAACGCGACATGTTCTGGTTATTTGTTTATGCGTGGCTAGTTTTCTTTGTTCTTTGGTGGTGGAAATTATGATTTTGGTAAAGCTTACTATTCGATGGACGGAAGGAATCTACACACCGTGTTTGATGGCGGTCAAAGAAAAAGACGAGAAACTTTCGCCGGGGATACACGAAAGAATCTTTCATTATCTCGGCAGCAAACACGACATTTACAAGGGATACAAGACTGAGGATTGGGAGATTGTCGACATCGAGCGCATCATCGACACATCAGCAGAAAAGAGCAAACAATGACCCGCTTAGAACTGTACTACCGATGGCTCACGATGCGCGTCTGGGTTCGCTCGATGGGGCACTACTACGAAGTCGAGGCCGAGCACGCCGATGGATCTGCCAGCATCAAACTTTGCTATACCCGTGACGCTGCGGTGGCGTACGTCGATGCACTGCGCAAAGAAGGGAACCGCAAAGAATGCCAATTCTGACATGGGTGCGCGACGGCTCGCGCATCAAGGCAACGCACAAGACGAAGTCTCGCACCTTCGTCTTTACCTGCGCCATGACCTACGCAGGACGGTTTCGCGTCGACGTCTATACACAGGAAACCAAAGCACAACACGCTTTCACCTCGGACACCATCGAAGATGCGATGAAGATTGCGGAGCAATTCGCAGCGAAGCGGCCGAAGACATGAAATACAACCCCGAGAGCGCAGAGCGGTACGTACAGGGTCGCGGCGAAGAGTTTCGCCGCGACCTCTTCAACAAGAAGATGACCCAGCGCGCAATGGCAGAGAAGCACGGAACGACGCAGTCTTGGATATCGATACTACGCGCAGCGGTTGTACCTCGCGAGCAGCGGCGCAGTCCGCACGAAGTCACCCCGGAGATGCTCGCTGCGTTCAAATCATCGGCCACTTCGAGGAAGCTCGCCAAGCGGTTCAAGATTTCGTACAACACCTTGGAGCGCTTACGCCGACGGCACATCGGGACAAGGATTTCCAAAGAGTTGCGACTTACACCGTCAGCAATGGCGCTTCTTCGGTCAAAGTTTAGCAATGTACGCGTGGGCAAAGCGCTGGGCTATCACGCGGCAACCGTGTGGGAGTGGCGCATCAAACTGGGCATTCGCAAACCGACGGTCAAGACCGTAATTACCGAGGAGCAACGCGCAATCCTCAAAGAGTGCGCTTCACGCTACGAAGCGGCCAAGCGTCTCGGAATGTCGGTTGACCGCATCAAACGTTGGCACTTCTTAGTACAGGAGGGATACCTATGAGTCGCACGTTTACGATCAAAGAGCAGGTAAACCAAGAAATCATACCGCTATGGGGTCGGTTTCTGTATTGCCAACGCACGGAGTTTGCTACTACTGATTTTATGATTGTTGTTGCATCTCAAGGCAAAGAGGTGCGCGGTACCAGTGGCGAGTACTACGTTGATGTGCGTAATGGCTCGTATTATTCGATGTTTGTTCACATCGCACCGTTTTTGCATTCTGTTGAGACTGGCATCATCAAACTCGACGGCTACAAGTTGTTTATCAATCACCATGATGAATCAGCCGATACTTTGGCGCACAACACGCACCGAGCAGCGGTCACCGACATCACACGAAGATTCAAAGACGGCGACTTTGACGGCACCTACAGGGACAACGTCAAACGCCATCAGCGCAAAGAAGGGCAGTTGACATTCCTATGATTCACCGAGATGACCTACGCTATACGGACGACGTCATAGCCACGCTACAGAGTAGCAACCCACTGTGGTACATCGCCAATGCACTCAACATCGATATCGCAGATGTGAAGTACCACTATGCCGAAGTGATGACCATGAGCCACAACGGCAAGGTGTTGCCACTGCGCATCGATGACACGCGGTTGACCAGCTTTCGACGGCCTCAGCGACCATATACAAAGTCCGCAACGATGCCACGCGATCCGCAATGGTACAAAGAGCGCACCGTGACCGAGATTGCCAACGAGCTCGGACAAGAACTTACCTTCGTCAAGAGCTTTGTGTATCGCTGGGGATACAAGACGAAGCGAGCCATCATGGGCACACGGTACCGCACCGAGTGGCCAACTGACCCAGCGTACTACGCTGCTCGCACTTCGCACGAGATTGCGCACGATCTTGGGCTATCTGTAACCACGGTACAGCACCACACGCGAAAACACGGCATCACACTACATCGAGCGTACCGCTTCGTCGACTGGCCAACGGACCCGCAGTTCTACGCAGAGCGCACGACGGTGGAGATTCGCACGATACTCAACACGTCCATTGACAACATCCATGCGCATTGCAGAAAGAACGGTTTAACCGTCAAGCCGTTTCGCAAATTTATCGACTGGCCCAAAGACCCGCAATGGTACGCAGAGCGGACGCGTCAACAGATTGCCGACGAGCTCGACATTAAATACAACGCAGTGTCTCGCCACGTTTGGACATACCGCATCAAATGCAAGAAAGACCCAAAGGCGACGAAGTAGCCACTTGACACCGATTCGCATATACGCTAATATACGGATATTCCGACGCGGCATAGATGACCGACGCGGTACAGAAAGGCAAAGACCATGATGAAGCACATGACCCCAGCCGAAGCAACCGAGATGCGCACCACGATTTGCCAACGCTCCGACTCGTTCGTCGAGTTCGCTCTGCAAGTCGCACGCAAGACCGGCGACGTGCTCGCAGTGGAACTCTTCGAGGCTGAGCAGAGCCGTCGCATTACCTTGCAAATCCTCGCCATGGTGCAACCGCTGGACGCCATCCCAACTATGAAGGACTAAGACCGAACAGATGCAACGGAGCGGCTAAGATGACCGCTCCGTAAAGAAAGGAAACACAATGAAGACACGGATTAAACTGACAGCGGAACAGAATCAGCAAGTTGCAGATGTAGTTGCAAATCTGAGAGCTAAGTTTCACGCTGAAAACCTGGAAAAAGCAAAAGCCCAACCTCGTATATCCTTGGGATTTTCGCACACGATTACTCAACAATACAACTTCCGGATTCCTAGGGAACTTGGTGATCCAATTGTTGAAATTAGCATGGAAACTAATTCAACGCGGTCATACATCGCTTTTGCGTTACTTGATTACGCTTTGACTGGAATAAAGAATACCAATGTAGACATTATTCTGAAGTCAAACGCAGCGAAAGAGTACCGCAGTCAAACAAAGGACTAACATGCCAATCCCAGTGACGAGCGCCACCAATCCGGGACGCTCTTGGTACCGACTGAGTATTCACTTCGATGCCGAAGCCATGGACGCACTCGTTAAACTCACCGAGCGACTGAGCGAATCCTACGGCACCAAAGTCAGCCTGAGTCAGGCAATCCGTACCGCAGTAATTGACACCGAGCGCGAAACGCGCAGCAATGAGGAGAACTTCCAATGAGCTTTGAACTTGACCTAAACGAACTTGGATACACGCCAGAACGCGAAGAGACCGGCGATGGTATCCCACGGATCAGCTGGCTGTCCACCACGAAGACCAAAGGCGTCGTCGGTAAGTTCTA